ATGAACAAATAGTAGATGAAATCTTTGATTCCATGGAAACCTTTTATAAGCATAAGTTGAATTGGCCTATTGGTCGACGAAAACTTTCTGTCGAAGAAGCTATAAGAGGAATCCCTGGAGTCTTATGTTCAATTAATACTTCAACATCACCTGGTTATCCTCTAGTTTTATCCAAAAGAAACTCAGGCAAAACTGACCATATTAGAATAAGCAATGATGATTATTGGATCTCTGATATGTTCAAGAGTCTTTTGGAAGATAAACTAGATGATATGAACAAGCATCAGGAAGGAGACTTTATAGACCACAGATTTATAGGATATCTTAAAGACGAACCGCTCTCACAATCTAAGATTGAAGAGTGTCGAACGCGAATGATATTCTGTAACTCTGTTGTCTCTCAAGTAGCCTTCAGGATGAAAACAGGTGCCCTGCTTGCGGCTTTTACTAATAGTTGGCAGAAGATCCCCATGAGCATTGGCATGAACCCAAATTCTTGGGATTTTGACGATGTTTATGTTACCTTATCTAAAGCTGGAGACAGATTCTTATCAGCAGACTTTAAGAATTTTGACCAGCGACACGTAAGGTCAATCAGGGAACGAGCCTACAAGCTATTACGAAAGCTGTTAGGAGACTTAGTAACGGAAAATGAATGGACGTATATTTACGAACATGAGACTAAGTCCCCCTTGCAGATCAAACGGAAAATGTATTGGACCTATAGTAACCACTTCAGTGGTTGCTATTTCACGACCATCCTGAATTGTTTAGTTTCTGAAGCTTACATACGGTATTGTTTCTTGAGATTGGATCCTGATCTAACTTTTTGGAAAGATTATAGGATAAAGACTCTAGGAGACGATAACATTATCAGTATAAGTGAGAAAGTGAGATTCACTCCTCTCGACCTGCAAAGGATGATGACGGAGATCGGACAAGATTTCACTCACTCACTTAAAACGGAAAAACTCACTGATCAATGGAGTATGTTTGAAGAAATTAACTTTTTAGGAACCCAACCACGACTAATCAACGGATTTTGGGCTGGAGCGCAGCTAAAGAGCAGTCTATGGGAGACTGTTCAATGGCAACGCTCAAAGAGTGCCGACCTACGCGAAGTGGTTCAGCAGTGTATGGAGAAATGCTCTATATGGGATAGAGATTTCTTCGATTACTACTGCGGATCTATAAATAAGGTTTTAGAAGACAACATCTTGAAACCTGTTGAAGTCCCCTACCTGGAGACTCAGCGTAGAGTTTGTAGAGCTAAAACAAGACCTAGCTTGACATTCTTTGCCCAGTCAGACGATCCAACGCGAGCAACTTTGCCTGCAGTGGGTGGTTTGACAACGATGACGACTGAAACCGGATTTGAACAATCGATGGAGAACGAAATGAACTCCCGCGATTCTATTTCAGGTAACGCGATCAACGAACAACGGATGAATATGGACTTCGGTTTGAATTCCATTATTTATCGCGATCGTGTTGTCTGGAATGCAGCATCATCTGGTGTTATCTACAATGTCGCTGTGCCCTTTGGTCTATTGCTATCAGGTGAGACTGAGAATATACAAAACATGCCCTTTGAAAGATTCATTTATATGTTAACCCATATACAGCTTTTCTTTCAAGTTAACGGAAATCCTTTTCAACAAGGATTGGTAGTTGCGTATTTCGCTCCCTTAGCAACGATGGCCAATAGTGTACCGTCTTTGGAGAATATTTACAATTACCATCATGTACGTATTCAACCAAATGAAAGCGCAACACATTGTCTTAACATCTCGAC